TATCTACTGACTTTTGTTTGACTTGCTCTAGTTCCTGAATGATAGTTTGTTTTTGTTTCCCATCTGCTTGTATGTAAAGTTCTGCTTTGTTGACCATATCTGCTAATTTAAAATAGCATTGAGACTTTAAGTTATCAAAGTTTTCCTTTTGTCTTGTTACAGGGTTCACTAAAGGAGAACTATTATTTACAAATCCTTTGCACCTAAGAATATCTACTACTCCACCTCCTACTCCATCCTCATCGCAAACAATATTAGATGTAGGCACTTTATGTTCTGTTGCAAAGTTCTTTATAAGTTCAGCGACCTCAACAACTGATTTACCATTGAATTGATAAAACCTAACGCGAAAGCCACTCCATATACCAATAACAGTACTGTCATTACCAAAACGTGCCACATCACAAGTAATATAAGAATCCCCGATAGCGACAAAAGAGTTACTAAAAGAATCAAGTATTTTATCATAGTCTATAAGTTGTGCAGGGTCATCTAAATATTCCCAGTTACCAAATAAAAGCCTTTCTTTAGATACACTATCCAAAGTTAGTAAGTTCTCCTTGTAATGCTTAGAGATAAAAGGATTGTCATCTATCAGGGAAGTTATAAATCTTTTATTCTTAGATATTGTGCCATCTTGCTCTGGTTTGTAGAACTCCGAGTAGGTCCAGTTCTTTGCTGGGTTACAAGTGTAAAGAATCTTAGGCACTAAATCGTTTTGGTCCAGTTGGAATCTTATCCTTGATTTGATAATGTTTCTAGCCTTATCATCTACTTGGTTAGCCTCATCAATAAATGCATCGGTAATCTCTAATGAACCTAATTCATCAAAGTTAGGGTCGGAAGGGTAGGAGTAAAGGTCTTTTAGTAGGATAGTAGAACCATTAGGGAACTCTATTTGGCTTGTTTGTCCGTTAAACTTATAATGCTTGTTGGCTTCTAGTCCTTGCATCTTAGCTATCTGAAAGAAGGATACTAAGGTAGTTTCTTTTAGGGTTTTTAATACGGCTCTCCCAATTAAGCCTCTTGTATTGGGATATTTTAATCTTTGTTTAAGCTGCCAGTAACAACCTAATGCCGTTTTTCCACCACCGGCGCCGCCTCCAAATAGAATCTCATTTGTTGTTTTATCTTCTAATAGGTCTAAAGCAGTTGTTTGTTTTATGGATAATTCCATTATAGGCTTCCTGTTTTTTCAACGTAAGTTTTTTTCTCCTCCCAATTTACTTGCAGTCCTCCTGATAGTTCTATTTCGTTTGTTTGTTTTGCTCTACCTTCTAGTCTATCAAGAATCTCCTGATAAGCCTTTAAATCTCCTTTAAATGCCTTTTGTAGTACCATCATATCTAATTGCTCTGCCACAGTAAACTCCTCTTTCTCTCCTGTAATAGGATTAGTCTTTACTTGGACCAATTCTAACAATCTTAGCAATCTAGTCTTGCTATTAGGTATTCCTTTAGGTCTGCCATTAGGGTTTGCAACTTCCCCTTTCTTAAATGGGGTTAAATTTTGTTCGTTAGCCATAATCTCACTATTGTTTCACTATTATTGCAAAGTTACTCCGTTCTTTTTGATTTCCAAAGCTGGGTCTAGTTTACGCATCCTATCTACAATCACTTGACAATATTTAGGGTCAAACTCCATTCCGTAACAAATTCTATTTAATTGATGAGAAGTTACCATTGTAGTTCCAGAACCAAGATAGGCATCCAAAACTAACTTAACTTCATTCTTTGAATGTCTATCTGCATATTCAAAACACCAAGACATTATTTCAACAGGCTTTTGAGTTGGATGATTCTTTTCTTCTTTATTTGCTTTAGCCCTTGCATATTCTTTAATTCTTAAAGCATTGTTAAAAGAAGTCCAAGCCATTTCTCCATCTGCTAAACTAAATCCTCTTTGTCCTTTATCCCAAATTAACCAACCCATAGTTGGTGGCAAATCATCTGTAAAGTAATTACCACCCCAAATAATTTGATTTTCTGTTATTTGGCATAGGTATTGTAAAACCCCACTATTTGGTTTTGACTTATCCCATTCAGGATTGCCAAAGTTTCTCCATCCGTGTTTATTTGTTTTTTCTGCAAACTCATCACCTTTTACAAGTTGATTACCATAATCTATTCCGTAAGGTGGGTCAGTTAGTAATAATTCGGGCTTTTTATTTTGTAATAATAAATCCAAATTATTCGTATCCGTACTATCACCACATAGCAATCTATGTTCGCCTATCTCAAATAAATCTCCTAAGACTATATCGGTTTCAATACCTCCCTCTGGTGCTGCAAAGTTATCTTCTTGTGCCTCTAATACCTCTGCATCAAAGTTTGGTATATCTAAACCCCATTCGGTTAGTTCTAATGCATCCCAATTATTTGCAAGGTCATCCCAGTCCCATTCGCCATAGCCTACATTATCTTTTACAATAAACTCTTTCTTTTTCTCCTCTGATAGATTGTTTGCGTGAATCACAGGCACATCGGTTAGCCCAGCTTCAAGACAAGCCTTTAGCCTCATATTGCCACCTAAAACCATATTGTTCTCATCAATGACAATAGGTCTAAGTTCTAGCATTTGTGGGAAATCCTGAATAGACTTTACAAGTTGCTTAAACTTATGGTCCTTAATTAATCTAGGATTGTTAGGATTAGATTTTATTTCTTGTATTAGCATAATTGGGATAATTCCATTTTATAGATGTTATTAGCTTGTTCTAATGTCTTAAATGTACCTAAATGAACTTGCTTTTTGTTCTTATATATTTTCACAGAATAGGTATTTGCTTTTGTAACTTGAACGCAAGGATTATCAGAATTAAAATAATGTAGGACATTTTCTCTGTTATTGCACCATTCTAAGTTATCAATCCTATTATTAGTTTTTACTAAATCTTTATGATTAACTAAATCCTTATTCTCAATTTTAGGCAAAAAGGCATTTGCAACTAATCTATGTACTGAATAATCTTTGCCACATAATGATACTCTATGATAGCCATTAGTATCTTTAAATGGGCTTAATATTATTGGCTCTTTTCTCCTAAACGACTTTACATTACCAAAATTGCTTATTTTGTATAATCCTATAAAGCCTTGTATATCAACATATATTTCTTTTAACATCTTCCTTGTTTTACATATTTCTTAGTAGGTTTGTCTTTAGGACCAGATGTCTTTTTGTACTTACCACATTTGCGTTTCCCAAAGCTGACTTTGTTATTGTTACTTAGTTTCGCCATATTTATTTATTAATTCGTTTAACTCTGTTCTAGTCCATTTCTTTATTAGTCTGGACTGACTTTCTAAGTGTATTACCATTCTTTCGCCTATCTTATCTATTAGGTTTTTTCGATAACCTATCAGGTGGAATTGGTCAAACCCATTACAAGCCTTGCATTCTCCGTTTACATTATACTCATCAAATCTTAAAGCTGAACTATTCTTGACAGGCACATAATGACCTGCATCCATTTGGGAGGTATCTTTAGTAGAGCCACACGATATGCAAGTAAAGTAACCATTTTGACTATCTCTTTGTCGTATATAACGATTAAAAATTGTTTGTGTCTTTCCTGTAAGTTTTGGAATGGTTTGTAATGCCATAGCACAAAATTAGGGATTAACTTGTACACGAACAATTAAAAGCTGGATTTAAATCCGAAAGGTCTTGCCCTTTGAATAAATCGTTTTGAGCATAATTTAGCATTTGCTTGTAGGTTGTATCTTGGAAATATGTATGCCCATTACCTTTTAATTTGCTTAATTCTTCATCTTCTATCCATTCGTTTGCTAGTTCTGGGTATGACCTTAAAATATTAATTATTGCATTTTTACCTTTAAGAAAGCATAAAGTACAATTACCAAGAATTGCTGGTATTTCTAATGTGTAAGGTTTTTTACTCCAATAATCATTTACTTGTGCCTTATCTATTCCAGCTTCATATAAAGGGAATCTTGGGTGTATATAGGCTTGTCGTTTCTCATATCCTTTTACTCTGCGTTCCTCATCTGCCCTAAACCCTACTAGCCATTCATAGTTTTGTTTGCCATAGTTTGCTCTAAGATATCTTTTAGCAGTCTTAATCTTAAGTTCAATAGTGCATTCTCTTTTAACTCTATTAGGTATTAATTTCCATTTTTTATGTTCTAACATTCCTCTAAAACCACCTTCGTAACTAATTCTAATAATTGGAATATTCTCGTGTGCCTCAAAGTCATTAATAAACTTATATGTTTTTGGATGCTCTCTTTTAGTATCAGCAAATATTACTAAGTCTCCTTTACGATAATTTAAAATTGTCATCAAAGCACTTGTTTTCCCCCCACTAAAGTTTATTACTCTTATCATTTTACTTTTTTATACGGAACGCTATTTGTCTATTTTGGTACTCAAATCTTTTTTTCTTGACTGGGTTAAGGCTTTCCTTTATTTGGTATTCATTTACTCCTGTTACTCTTTTTGCGTAGGCTACTGACTTAAATTCTATTTCCTCCTTTGTATCTATAAATATCAATCTTATAGGCATTGCGTTCTCGTGTCCTTTTATCTTACTCATATAGTTCTTTAAGTTCAACATAAATCATAATAGTACAATAAACACATAGGAATACTGGTACTGATATAAAAAAGAATTTAATCATTGCTAAAGTTTCTTTCATTTGTCTTTTTTTAATGGTGCGTTAATCATTTCGTAAATTATCCAAATCCAAAGGATAATAAATACTATTATAGTTTCTATCATAATTCGTTGTCGTAATAAAGTTTAAGGGAATATTTTTTACATTGTTGTATCATAGTTTCCTCATCTACTAACATATCCTCTGGCTTCTTAGCTTGTGCTAAATGATAGGCTTTTACTTTAGATTTTATGTACTCAGCTTTATCAGGGCTTATCTTTAGCAGCTTTCTTTTCCACAGGTAATCAAAGCATTGATAGTTTAGGAATCTCCAGTCTTTCTTAGATGTTTTCCAATACTCGGCTTCCTCTCTCATTACTTGCTCTTCATCTACTTGCATTTCTATTTGTTTAGGTTGTTCTGGTTCTATTTTGTTTCTTACTTGTACTGCTATCTTCTTATAGGCATTCATTACCTCCCCAATTAACTTAGGACTAAAGTTTATATGATTGCAAATAGTAAACTTATCCTCTGCAAACATCTTAAATGCTACTCCTAGTTCTTTTAGTTTGTATTGTCCGTAAGATTCTATTGTAAAAGAAACGCATAGATTAAATATTTGATTTGTTGGCACTTGCATACCACTCAAAGCAATACAAGTCTTTAAATGCTCTGTTACTTCTATCCTTGAGCATTTGCCTATGTGCATCGATTCCATAGCCTTATAAACCTTTATTTCATCCTTATCCAAGATTTTTAAGTCGTTCCCATTCAAGTTCTGCGTAGCTAAGTTTTGTACTAATAGTTCGTTCAATAATTTCATCGTTAAAAGATTTACTGTTTAGATAGGTTGTAGGATGTTTACGGAATTGTTTATCAGGGGTTGATTGAGCATATACTGGTGCGTGTTGTAAAGCTAAAGCCTTTTCCTCTTGATTTAAAGTTTTCCAAGCCTTTTCTGCTTTATCCCTAGATTTCTTATAATCGTATAAATCCCAAAATTCCTCAAATTGCTCATCTATTATATTTACTTTATTTACTTTCTTTTCATTTATTTCTTTTCCTTTCCTTTCCTTTATAGCATTGCCTTCGCATTGCGATTGCATTGCGTTCGCATTAGTCCATCTCTTATGTGCTGATTCTCTAGCCTTTACACTTTTAGAATCTCTTTCATCTATTCTTTTTTGCACTGATAAGCTACCAAAATGCTCTGCATCAAAAACAAATAAATCAAAATCGTTTATTACACTTGTAACAATAGAAACATCTATTCTGTAATCATAAGCAATGCCTTCGTAATCCGTTCGCAATGCGTTCGCATTATTGTATAAATCTTCAATAATGGACCAAAATAAACCATAGCCTAATAATCCGTGTTTCCTTATTAGAAACTTAATCTTTTCATCATTACGGCTATTGTAGTCGTGGGAGAAATAGAATGTATCTTTTGACATAAAATAAAAAGCCCCATTGAATCCCTACCAGTCGGATTGGTAGTTCATCGCAAGGGCAATAAGTTCTTAATGAGTATCCGACACTCAATGCAAATATAACCTATTTTAACGAATATTGTGCAATCTGCTTCTTATTCTCTAGCGTAATAATCTTAGTTGCTATATTCATTCCATCATTCCTTAGATCAGATATTCTGGCTGCTAATCTAAAGCATCCAAATTTAGTTAAGGCATCAAGAGTAGTTAGCTTTTTACCTTTATTTAGGTAGTCTGCTATTTGTTTGTTTTGGCTCATAGTTTTTGTTTTTAGATAGTTAATTAAAACGGCAAGTCATCTTCGCTTTCTTGTTGGTTTACTGGAGATGCGTACTCCATTTTGGTTTCGGCTTTTGGCTTGTAATCATTAGGATAAATCTTGTAATCTGGTTCTTTTGATTCAGGCTTTTTGTATTGATTTAACCACATTGAGTAGCGTTTGTCCTCAATAGTAAATTCAATTACTTCTCCTTTTGATGTTGTTTTTTTCCAAGCACCATAGTTTACTTTCTTTTCCATTTTTTATTTGTTTTGTTTATTAATTAATTCTTCATCAATTTGGTTTTCAGTTTGCCTATCTTCTTCCAACTCATCTTCCTCTAAATCTTCCCAGTCGCAATGCTCTTGGCATTCTGGACATAAGTCATAAGATATACGGCTTTCATAACCACAACAAGTGTTTATTAACATATTAATTGTTTTTAGATTTAAAATAATTCATTTCCTCGTTCTTAATATCTAAAGCTAATCTTAACGCTGCGTTCAATGTTCTTAATACATAGTTTTCGCTTGACATAGATGTAGCTTCAATATCCTTGATTGATTTATTTAACTGACCTATCATTAAGTCAATGCTAGGAAATTCATTCATAGTTTTCGTATTCTTCAGTCCAGTCATTCATTCTTGAGAATGGCTTAGGCTGGGTTAATAATGGGGTTGATGGGTAATGTTTAGTCTTATATTCCTTTAAGTTTTGTCTTGCCTTTTTAAGTTCTTGATAGGTTTCTTTTACCCAAAACTTATGACAGGCACTAGATTTCCATTCCCAATAAGAAACCAAGTCTCTTAGTTTTATTAGTTTTTGGTCAATCATAATTTAGATTTTTTACTTGTAAATAATGCAGTAATTCCTTCATTCATTAAATCCTTATTTAATCCGTGTAGCTTAGTTAATTCTGCAACTGATTCGCACATATCAATAGCTAATGTTAAATCTAGTATTGACTTATGTTTCTTAATAAATACAGATGCAGCTTTTTCTCCAGAGGCATCGGTATCTTTATCAGTTACTAAGCCTAAGGCAGCAGATAGGGCATATCTCCTGTAATAGGTTATCCCACTTCCGAAAGATTGATACTCGTTCATACCCCTAAGAGTAATTTGTGGGATCGTTGCATTAGACTCAATTGCCTCTCCACTAATAGTGTGAAAGATAATTGTCTTTAGTCCATCCTCAATAAGAAGCTGCGTAAATCCTAGATTATGTTTCTTAAGCAAAGGATTTATTACTTCAAGAATTGTAGGGAAGTCTGCATAAGTGTAATTATGCCCAGTTGTTCCCTTGTGTATTACAGGGCATTCTTGTTGAAAGGATGCTAAAGCCTTGTAAATGTTGATAAGTGAGTTTGTTTGTAAGTTAATCATACTATGGTTTTTTGGTAAATAATAATTAAAATTAAGACTATTTTGTTAATAAGTCAAATTATTTATAATCTTTTTTATTTCAGTTAATTCATCGGAAATATCAGTATCGTACTTAAGTGTTAAAGTATCGTTAATAATTTTAATAGAGTGCAAAATCGTTGAATGATCTCTATTAAATATCCTACCAATAGCACTTAATTTAAAGTCTGTCTCAGTCCTGATAATATAGATAGATATAAACCTAGCTTTTACTATTTCCCTCTTACGGCTCTTGCCTTTTACTTGATCCTGAGTTAAAGAATAGTATTTGCATATTTCCTTAATTATATTATCTACATAATTAATCTTTTCCTTCATCGCTTTTTGCCTTTCTCTTAGGCTTGGCATTGACCAGTAGTTCATTGATTTCTAATTTAAGTTTTCTAATTTGGTTTCTAAGCATCTCATTCTCTACCTCTAAAATGTAGTTTTCTCGTAATAATTGGGATTTGCTATTGTCTATGTATGTCATATTAAAAGTGTAAAAGGTTTATAGGTAACATAAAATCTTCGGTAATCTCATAAAGGTCCAGTATCAAGAAGTGATAAGACTTTAAGATTCTCTTTTGTACTTGGTTCATTCTAGCAATCTTAATAAGGTAGTCATCCTCGTACTTGTTCATTAGCTTGATAGGATTGTCCCAAGTAGCACCTCTCCACTTTAAAAGGTCTGATTCAATGCTAGATTGTCTTGATTGTGCCTTCTTTAATAGTTCTAGTAGGCAAGTTGCTCTCTGGTGAAGTTTTAGTTGTTTTCCTTGATAGATTAATGGTTGCATTGGTTTAGTTTTTAGATTCGTAATATTTTTGTACGATTATTGATACTAATTTACTTGGTGCTAAATACATCTTTTTAGCTTCGGCATCTACTTTTTTCTTGATTGATTCTGGCAGTCGGATGCAGACTACTTCTTTTTTTTCTACTTTCATATTTTGGTTTAAATGTTTTGTAAGATTCCTGTTACAATAAAGACAAAGATTAAAATAACGATTGCCTGAAAATTCCTGTTTTGTTGTTGGTTCATAATTTAGATTTTTTCGATTGAGATAATGATTTGATTGTTGGCTAGATCAATAGTCCTAAACTTTACTACAAAGAACTTGGTATCTTCTATTGTATAGTCTAAGAAAATGTTGTCTCCAGCTTGTGGGATAAAGTTCCCATTGTAGGGATAAAAATTTGTGTTGAGGCTTAATAGTGTTTTCATACTAATTTGGTTTGTTTCAACAAAGATACAAACAATTACAATACAAACAATAAATTATTTAAATTTCTTTTTATCAGTCTAAAATGAGCCTATTATCAGTCATTTACGGCTCAAAGTTGCCTTATTAGGTAACTTTTATGATTGATAAAGTTTACTATTAGAGAACTTTGTAACCAAATTGGGAACATTGTACAATGTTTTAGGTACAATATGTAAAATGTTGTAATGTGATTAGGGCAAATATGCTACTGATTTATAGGTATTTGTAACAAAATATGTTAAATGTTAGTAGTAGTACTACGCAAATAAGTAAAGTTATAACTTGACTAAAGGGCAAAAAAAGCCCCTCAGCGTAGAAACGCAAGGGGGTAACCATTAGTATAATCTATAAACAAATATAAGCAAAACTCCCCAGCTTTTTAGGGCTAGGGAGAACCTGATATGAACCAAGAAAAAACAACCTAAATTGAACCATCTTGCAAAGGGAGGTCGATTGTATCATCAATTTTCCGATACCCTTCCTTCCACAAGACCTTAGTCAAAGTTACACTTTTGCGAATTATGGTTTTTTCATCATCCTTTGGGTTTAATAAATGTAATATCTCGTGAATCAATATCTCCATCATTTTCTTACCTTTTAGCCTTTCATCAATCTCTATTACCCCATCACTAGAGGATATGCCGTAAGCCTGTTCCTTACCAAGTTTACGATATATGATTTTAATTTTCACGCTTTCAGTAAGGCTTCATCTGGTCTTTCAATCTCCTTAACTACAATTCTATTGCCACCTCTTATCTTGGCTAACATCTTAGATACTGATTCTACTTCGCTTATCATTTCTTGATACTTCTTTACTAACCAGCTTTCTTGTTCTGCTAAATTCATTTTGTTCCACTTAGACGGCATTTTCATAGTTTTATTTTTAAAATACTTTTCCTTTTGTTATTCTCTTATTGTGAACTCTATAATCTCCATTAGTCTCTTTCTCTAGTAAAGCAAACCCAGCGTTATATTGGTCTACGTGCTTACAATACTCAACGTTTGGATGCATTAGCATTCCAGTTGTCCAACAAGTAAACATTTCGCCATCAAATTGGTTCTTAGTAGTGTACTCGCTTGTCCTATGAACGTGAGATGCAATAGCTGATTGCTTAACCCTATCGTAAAGGGTCTTAGCAGGGCTTACACCACTTCCTCTCTTAAAGGTAGTATCTCCGTGTATAATTGGCAACTTGCCAAATTTAACGTGGTCTAAGTTCTTTAGAGGCTTTATCCCAAATTCATTTAGCTTCAACAAATCTTCTAACTCGAACAATTGCAAACTTAACAATTCTGGTGCTTTTGTCCTCATATATCTTTCGTAACGAAATTCGTGATTTGCATCCAGATTGTAATAAATAATTAAATTAGGGAATGACCTTCTTATAAATCCTAGCATCTCTAATATGCTCTCATATTCATCGTTAAACTTTCTTACTCTTGGGTCTTTTTGGAAGTCGCTTAATTGGTAGAAATCCACTAAGTCTCCGTTTATAAATAACGTATCTATCCCTTCTTTGTTTAAGTAGTTAAAACAAACATCTATCGCTTTTGGGTCGTGGAATGGGACTTGTATATCACTAATAAATCCCATCTTCTTAATACCTAATGGTAAATCAAATACAACCTTTTCCTCTGCCCAAGTATCAGGTTGCACAAAATGACTGCAACTTCTTTTAGTCTTTTCTAAATATTCTTTATTGTTTACTGAAATCTTATCTGTACCAGTCTTGCCTCTGTAATAGCGTATTAGATAACGCACATTTTCTTGGTCGCTAAAGTGATTCTTATTCTCTTTAAGGATTAAACTAGCTAATGTATTTGAGGGCATCCACGCAGGATACTTTGCCAAGTAGTCTAAGACTATTTGACCACTCATTGTTGGTTTACTTCCAGCCATATTTTAGGTTTTTGTTATGCTAACGAATCGCGAATCAAGTCTGCTTCTGCTTCCCTTCTCACTACTAAACCATCTAATCCTTTGCCTTCCCAATGTCTCTTACTGCTCTCTATTGCCTCTGCAATTCCATCATAATCCTTGTTCTTAACCATCTCTACTATTCGCTTCATCTCAACCCTAGAATCACCTTCTAGCTTATTACCTCTATTGTAAACCATAGAAACCAACGCACCCTGAGTATCCTCATTTAACGTTTCTAACTCTGGGTATATTGCCTTAGTCATTTTAAAATACTTAGGAACCGAGCATTTAACGAATACCTCGTAAGCAATATTATATGATATTTTAACTTGCATTAATTCCCCTCTAAGCATTTGTTTAGCTTGTATGCCTTTAAGTCCAATAGTCTTTCTTAATGGCTCTAAAAAGTTAGGAGTAAGTTTATTACCCCAGTCTAAAAAGAATTGCTTTTCACTTACAAAACCACAATCGTAGCCCATTCCGATAGTTATACCTGATTCGCCACCTGCCCAAATAGGGGATTGTAGTTTCTTGTCGTAGTATGCCCTACCTCCAACCTCAAATTGGATAATAAGGTCTATTGCTTTTTTACTTAACATAAAAATAATATTAGTAAAACAACCCAAAGAATAAAAGCACCCTTTAAAATTGTTTCTTGTTTCATTTTGAGAATTTATCTATTGTTGTAGTACCCATTGCAGCGATACAAATTACCAAAACTGCATCCACTAATTTATCACTAGGTGCTACTTCGATATGACTAAATGAATTAGCTATCAATGTAATACAAAGAAATAAAGCCGATACTAAAGCAATTACTCTTTTAGTGCTTATGCTTCCTCTCTCATCACTAAGTAAATTTTTTATCCATTCCATATTTAAAGTTTGCTAAATTGTAAAATAATTATAAAGATTAAAAGGTATTTGCCTATTTCTTTGGCTTTGTCGTCTTTTTCGTGGTCTTGGGTTCTATAATTGGTAAGTTCTCTTGCAGCTTCATACCTAACTTTCCATAGATAGATAGAATCAGTTTTCTCAAATATTTTTTTATTAAGTTTTGCATAGTTTAAGTTTGAATTGATTATTGAATCATTTAATTTAACAATTGAATCGTTATAGTTCTTGTATAGGTTGTTTATGTTATTTGCTTGGTCGATAGTTATTATTATAACAGAATCAGCACCTATTCTTTTACTTCTTGGGTATTGGCAATAAGCTGAATGAACTTCCAGTATCAATAGTAATAGAATCCAACCTAGCTTTAACCTCACTTAATTCAGTTTTTAAATTGTTAATATTATTTATCGTATTAGTAATTATTTTCTTTTCTTTTTTAGATGCCTCTTTTTGAACTAAAGATGAATTGACATTGTTTTCATTTACTTTATTAAGCAATAATTGGAACTCATTATCTATCTTTTGTTCTTTACTTGGCTCTTGAGCAGTCAAACTACAACCATACAAAAATATGAATAATAAATACCTCATTATTTTGGTATCATTTTAAGGTCAGTTAGCACCTGAAGTTTAGTAGTAGAAACTGCACTCAATGAATCTGATTTCCTTAATGCGTTTTGTACTAAATCTAATCTGCCCTCTACCTTTTCTATTCGTACATTTTGTGCCTTTGCTTGGTCTTGGAATGTTGATCTTACATCTACATACAAAGCCGATATTCCACATAATACAATAAATAAAGTAGCCACAATGGGCTGCTTAACGAACTCTTTATATGATACAGGTAGTTTCATTAGAATTTTTTGTAATATCCGATTGAATATTGATTAGTAGTAGCCGATATAGTAAATAAGCCCTTTTTAGGCACTTTAAATCCTAAGCCAACTCCTATCCCCACTTTATTGTCAAATGTCCTTAAATCGGCTAATATACCCCAATAAAGCTCATTTTTGGATGGTATTGTCCTGATAGTTTCCACTTTTATCGTTTTTTGACTTATATCTGCGTAAAAACCACGATTTTTTATCTTGTTTTGGCTGATTGTGTCGTTTATAATAAAAGTACTTGAATCTATCTTTATAGTGTCCGAGTAAGCTCGTACGTACGCATAATCTTGAACTATACGTACAGTATCGTGTACAATGGTCGTATCAATACCTAAAACGACAAAAGGGATAGAATCCCCTTTAATATATTTCTTTGTTATGTCGTGCTTATAAATAGTATCGGTATGCGTTACTATTGTAGGCTCATTTCCGTTATACCTTCCGTTGAAGATGAAGATAAGTGCTACTGCAATCACTAAAGTAATTACAATGTCTCTCATTATCTGTCTTGTTTATTTTGTAAATCAATAGACAAGGCATTTAATGTAGCTTGAATCTGGTCAAGTTTCTTAGCAATTATGTCATCTTGTTTCTCAACCATACTTACCCTTACTTCTAGTTCTTTTAGTTTAAGGCTAACCTTAACATAAATACTTACTAATCCAATAAGGATAAATATGGCTTGTCCTGCTATGAAAATGACTACTGATTGCATTAGTCCACTTTTGCTTCCTCTATTGGAGGATTTTGTTCTGCATTTAATTTACCTAAAAACTGCAATAATGGTAAGCCATAAGCAGTTGGAATCGTGTTAATAAATGCTTCTAATTCTTTTAATTGGTCGTTTTTGATTTGTATCATAATATTGTTTTTTTACAAATATAAGTATTAAATATGTTTTAATACCAAATCTAATTTATTGGTACTTGCCAAGGCAAAGGTAAAACTATAATAGGAGGGTTAATAATATTCTCTATTTGCTTGTCTAATCCTAAGTCTATTGATGCAACATCTAATCCAGCATCTAACCAGCTACAAACTTGCTCATAAGTTAAATCAGGATAAGCAGTAAAGTCAGTTGAACTTGGAGTTGTGCAACCCATAGTTCCGTAACAAGAAACATTGATAGGTTCTCCACCTACATATTGTTCAGCAGTTCTAGTCCAATGAACTACGACTACAACATCTGTTAATCCATCTTCAGTTGGCTTTGTGTCCATTTGGTTTATTACCCATTGATAAGTATTCATATTATTTATTTTTTAACTCGTTTATTTGAGATTGTAATGATGTGATTAATGCTTGTTGCTCTTCAGATTTGGTATTCATCTCTTGAATAGCTTTTACTAAAGCAGCTATTATTGGGTTATAGTTTAATCCTATGAATATTTCATCACCATTCATTGATTCACTATATGCTTGAGGAATAAAATCTTTTACCTCTTGAGCAATAAAGCCTAATTGCTTAGGTACAGTTTCATCATCTGTTTTAATTCTATATAAAGTAGGCTTTAATCCTAAAATAGCATTTAAACCTATTGTAGATTCTTCAAAATCCTTTTTTCTATTTCTATCAGAAAAGGCAGTATAAGTTCCAGCACTATTTATTTTAGCAGCAGCATTTCCATTATAACCAAAATAATAATCACCATCACCTCCAGCAACTACTCCCCAATAATTCAATCCAGTATTATATATTCTTAAACCATCATTAAATGTATTCCCAGCTTGTTTTATATATACTAAACCAACACTTGTAATAACCATTCTTTCGGTAGCCGAAAAAGATGAATTTGTTGCACCTGTAAAAAATCTAAAAATATTATCAGTAGCAGCGTTTGCAGCACCAGCAGCAGAAAATAAGAATCCATCACCACCTGAACCTATACAAAATTCAGCAGTAGAATTTGTTGACCTTAGTATTAAGCCTGGTACTGATGCTCCACCTATTTCAACTATTCTATTTATTCCAAGAGTACTTTGAGAAGGACTACTTGTACCAATACCTACATTACCTGCTGCTGAAATACGCATTCTTTCGGTATTGTTGGTATACAATACCATTGGAAGATTTCTAGCCTCTTGTATAAAAGATTGACTACTATTAGAACCAAAATAAATAGCTGAAGCACCATTTGTTTGACTTTCTATTACGCCACCTTCAGTTGAGTTACTACCATTTACAGATAATGTTTTATAACCTGCTCCAAAAGCAGTAGGGCTACTTGTACCAATACCTACATTACCAGCTGATGTTATGGTTAATCTATTTGTAGTATTTGTAGCAAAATTTAAAGTATTTGCAGCACTTAAATACATTCCATTTGAAGGTATTGTTGCACCACTTGGAATAAACGCAGTTGCAGTTGCAGTACTTGAAAAACTTGCACTTGTGCCACCCAATGCTCCTGTTAAAGTTCCACCAGCTAAAGGAAGGTAAGAACCTAAATCACTTGTTAAAGCAAAAGTTCCAGTAGCAGAAGGAAATGTATATATATAACTTGCAGAATTAGTAAATAACAATCTATGAGTAGCACCTACTAATGCTATTTGTAATTCATTTGTATTAGCACCTAGCCCAAGATATCCACTAGCAGCAGCACTTGAACCATTTTGTATAAGGATACCAGCATTAGATTTTATACTAGAAGTGAAACTCTTTTCTCCACTTATTGTTTGAGATGTTGCTAAAGTTACATAATTACTTAAATCAGCAGTAGATGCTTTATTGTTAAAAGTTGTCCAATCTGCAGAACTTAACGCACCTCTATTTGTTGCACTAGCAGTTGGAACATTTAAAGTTATTACAGGAGTTGTTGTACTATCTGCAACAGTTGAACTTAAATCCGTTCCTGTTGTACCTAAAGTTAAAGCTGCTACTGAAGTAACAGTTCCTACACCTGAACCACCTACCAAAGCTAAAGTTCCTGTTGCACTTGGTAAAGTATAAGTATAAGTTCCGTTTCCTATTGTACTAGAAAAGTTTACATTATTAGCAAAAATATTATTAGTTCCGTCAAATTGATATCTAACATTCCCATTTCCATCTGCTAGAATAATATTATTATTCATTGCAGAAGTACCAACATAATTTCCTATAATAGTATTATAACTACCAGTAGTAATTGCAGCAGCAGAACTTCTACCAATAGCTGTATTATATTGACCAGTTGTATTACCAATTAATGAACCATAACCTACTGCTGTATTATTACCACCAGTTGTATTAGTTTGTAATGAATTTCCGCCATAAGCAGTATTATAAGAACTTGTAGTATTATTTTGTAATGAATATATTCCTACAGCTGTATTTGCAAAACCAGTAGTATTTGATTCTAATGCTTGAGTACCAACAACAGTATTTCCAACTCCAGTTCCAGCACCTTTACCTATTGTTATGCTATTTACAGTTAAATTAAAAGCACCTAGATTAACCGCACTTGTTGCTCCTGTATATGGAACATAAGTTGCAGCCGCTGTTGCAGTACTTAATTTGTTATTGAATGTACTCCAATCCGTAGAACTTAACTTACCTGTATTTGTAGCCGAAGCCACAGGCAAATTAAAAGTATGTGTATCTACAAGTGAATTTATATTAAAGTCAGTTCCGCTTGTTCCTGTAGTTAAATTTTGCACTTGCGCAGTCAACCCATTTAATGCAGTAATTCCTGTACTGAATGTAGTAATAACTTCACATAAATGACTATTTTCAGTATGTAAAGTAATTGTTCTTCCACTATTATTTACATAAACTCTAATGGCTAATCTATCCGTTATAGTTAATGCTGTAGAAGGTACTGCTAAAGCAGTTAAATATAAATCAATAGCAGTTCCATTTGTTATTCCTTCAGGTGTAGCAGAACTACTTGCTATTAATGTAAATACAACTCCATCATATTTGTAAAGTTCAACATAAAAAGATGGAGCACCTCCACCTGATGAGGCGCTAAAATACATTTCAAAGTTCCAATTACCTGCAGGAATATTTAATAAAGAAGGGTCTCCTGCATCCGTAATAAATTGAGAAATATATCCATTAGAACTTATAGTAAAATCAGTGCCTGTACCTATAATTGCTACTTTACTCATTTCGTAATAAGTATTGCCACCAAAAGTTCCTTGATTAACACTTCCGTTTAAATAATATGCTACCGAACTTCCACCACCACCACCTGTTGGCAAAGTAGCCAAAGTACCATCACCTCTAATATATTGAGAAGCAACACCCGCTCCTGTTATTGCAATCGTTCCATTGCTTGTTAGAGGGCTATTAGAGACGTTAAAAGCACTTGGCATAGATAAACCCACACTTGACAATAAAGTCGGAAATGTAGTTAAATCACCTGCTCCATTTATATACTGAAGATTAGTTCCGTTAAAACCTATGTTTATTGTTCCACTTGTAGTAATTGGCGAACCTGTAATATTTAATGAATCTCCACTCTCCGTAACTGCTACACTTGTTACTGTTCCTGTCGAACCACTTGCTCTTTGCCATATAGTACCTGAATAGATAACTTGGTCTCCTACAACGAAAGCTATTGGACCAGCACCAAAGTTTACTGTACCAGCTACATTACATAAATAAACATCTCCTTGATTACCTGTTCCATTCACAAGAGTAGGAGTGTTTGTCGCTGCGTTCCAAGTACCTTGATACTCCATTACAGAGTTAGGTAATTGAGATACTAATATCTTACCATTAACATCTAATTTAGGAACCCCATTAGCTACGTTAAAAGCTAATGAACTCAATACTCCACTTGTGCCTATAATGACATCGTTTAAATTCCTAACCTTTGCACCTGATGAAACAACTATTTGATTTGCCATTATTATTAATTTATAACTAAATTATTGAAAAAGACTTCTTACGAACTCCCCACTCTCTAAAACCCTACTAAATGTTAATATTCCAGTAGAACTTACCCACTTCACTTGCTCATCTACAGGAGTACCACTTGATAAAATTCCTTGAACATCAATACCACCTCTTGATACATAAAGACAAGACTTGCCTATCATATCTGAATATGTTATTGTAGTTTCTCCACCTGCTGCAGTTGTTCCTTTCGTATAAACTGCTCCACCACCTATTATTACCACACCTTCTGGGTTTATTGTTGTTCCTGTTAAGCCATAAGCACCTGATCCTTGTAATGATACTGAGTAAGTAGCTATGTCTTTATATGGTCCGTTTATTTGTAAACTTGTTAGATTACAATTACCACTTATAATAACTAAACCATCTACTCCGTTATCAATAACAAACTTTACTTCTATTTGAGTTCTATTTTGTTGCTGCTCAAGTAAGAAAAGATATCCGTAACCATTTAAGGTTATTAAGCCTTCACAACTAATACTCCAAGAAGCTACATCGTTCTTAAATTCACGATACCAAGCACTTGTTTGAGAAGTTACTTCCTTTTGCTCAACATCAACTGAAAATGAACAATTCGTTGAACAAGCAAATGCAATATCTCTACCCTCTGGATATGCCTCCGAAGGTGGTTCGTGATAATAAAGCATTATATTTTTACCGATTACATTGTCTGCCATATTGCAAAGTTAAACTATATTAATATTAGAATATTATTTTATTAGTCTGTAAATTTATAAGAAGTAAATTTATCAATTGTTGCCTCTATATCTGTATTAGATATCTCTAATAAAGTAGCAGCTATACTATTATTTACATATTCAATAGTACAGTTTCCTAGCATATAAGGTTTATTAGCTACACTTATTTGTACTGGGTCGGTATCTGTTGCCTTAATTAATTTAGAAGCATTCATATTAGGATAATTAGCATTAGTAGTAACAAAACTACTTACATAACCATCTATATTAATAATTTTCTTAGCAAAGCAATTTATTTGCTGTTGTAGTATTAATTCATTTAAACTAGTACCTGTATAAGTCATACCATATCTAGTCCATCCTTGAAGTGTTGCAGAAGTGCTTGATAATAACTCCCCCTCTGCTGTAGGAAATTCTGTTGTAGGAACAAACCCATAAGGCAAATCTATTTGTTTAATATATTGATTTGAGGAATTTATAAAAGCATTAAACTCTTGTTTTTCTGCTATATATGACGATGTTAAGTTAAAATTAGTTACGCTACAAGTTTCTAAACCATCATTTACCCAATTAATATATAATTGTCCAGTATTTTTAGTTTTAGGGAGTGTTATACTAAATACAGACCCATCATCTCCTACATTAAACCCAGGTATTAGATATCCATTACCATCATCAATAAGATTCCAATAAGGCTTACCATCTACATCTTTTAATAAATAATAAGTAGATATAGCATCTACTACTTTTATTTTTAATCTACCAAATGCATTTGATATTGGGCTATTTGCATTTTTAAAAAACATTGAATATGTAAGATTATTAGAAACAGAAACCTTAGGTAAGTTTAGTAGGTCTATTGTAGTACTTCCCCCTCCTCCTACATATGTTATATCTATTGTAGTAAAATTTAATCTTGCAGGTGATGTACTCCAATCATAATATGTAAAAGTAGAACCAGCACCAGTATTATATATAAAAAATGATTGAAACTCTAATATTGGACTAGTATTATATACCATAAAATTTCCGTTATCAATTAAATTTTTATCATAGTTTATATCTTTAACTAAACTTATTCTATTGTACCCTTTAAGAAATAATTTCATTTGACTATTATCAATAAAATATAAACCACTTGTATTATTTATATAAGGCTGAATAGTACTAAGAGTATTTAAGTTGCTACCACTTGTTACAACCGAACCAGCTGAATTGTATTGAGTAAAAAAATTATTTTCATTAGCAAATTCATTTACAGCTACTATCCACCATTTGCCACCTGCTTGAAATAATCTACAACCAAAAGACCTTATTATTTTTGTTAAAACATCATAACAAGACTCGTATGTATAATCTTGGTTTTTAAATGTTCTTACAGGTAAGTATGTTTGATTAAAAGGCTCGTATTGAGTACCAGATGCTCTAGTTGTCATTCCTGAAGCATAATAAGAGCATACTGTCATTAAATTAAGATTTGTAGGAAAGTTTAATGAGTTTAAAGCTGTTAACATATATGTAAGAAGTGTTCTTACATTATTTGTAATATTGTTAACATTTGTTGTGTATATAGGAATACTAGCTAACATACCAATCCCATCAACAGCATTAAATGACATTTGTTTCCTACCTGTGCTAAATGATATTTGTATATTATCATTAAGTGTATATCCAACCCATTCTAAATCATCCCCTAAAAATAACTTAACAAAATATTTTCTATCATTATTGCTAACAAAATCTGGTACATTATCTAAATTGTCAGTAACATCTATTGTTACACTTAACTGACTTGCATATATAGGTTCAAATGGGTCATCTGAATTTGGTAAATATTGTAAATTTATATTTACTCCTAGATATTCAATAACTGTTGGAGCAGAGCCTAAATCCTCTTGTAAATACAGATAAGCAGTTTTATTAGCTCTTGTAGCAAACGTAAATTTATATTTATTATAATATGCCATTATGAGCCATTTCTTAAGTTTAATGATTTTTCAGACCTATTTAAAGCTAATACTAAATCGTTACCTCTTAATACAAATTGGCCACCACTAGCTGCATTATTACCACTATTTGCTCCACTTGCAAAAGCATTACCTAAAACGCTATCTAATTTTGATAAAGGCATAACTGCTTCACTTTCTCCACCCTCACCAACCATTGCGAATGTAGGTTTACTTACTATACCACCTTCTGCCATTGGAGTAAATCCTAATAACTTACCTAATCCTCCAAGCAATCCTCCTGTTGCACCACTACCTGATCCAGCAGCACCACCCATTCCTAAAGCAGTCATAATTGCTTTAAATATTAAAGCCTGTACAACCATTTGTGCAAGTTGTATAGCCATATTTTTAAATACATTTAAAATTGCATCTCCAATATTTTCACCACTTTGCAATGCTTGAAATATATTTCCAATACCTTCTGAAAGGAAAGTGGCTGTTATTTGAGCTTCATTTAATAAATAATTAAATTTAGCTTGTTCGGTAGCAGCTAATGCAATTGCCTGTGCGTCTAAAATTGCCTGTGATGGTCCTTCAGTTATAGGTGTTTGTGGTGCTAATGGTGCTGCTGGTAAAGCATTTCTTTCTTGTGGAATAAATGTTCCAACTTGTTCTGCAGTTAATTTAGTAAACGCTTTATAGTTTTTAGTTACTTGTATAATAGTTTTATCTAAATCTTTTGCACCTTTATCCATTACATAATACGCATTATTTGATTTTAACGCATTATCTATTGTTGTAAATACTTCTTTATTTAAATCTGCAATTCCATTTGTTAAATCCGTTACTGATTTGTTTGCTGCATCAAAAGCATTTTTATCTCTAGTAGTTACGGCTGACATTGTTACTGAAGCATCAACATAACCATTGACCATATTTTTAGACCTTTCTACACTTGCAGCATAATCTTCACCAGCTTTTTTTGCTAATTTTGTAGCATCTGCTAATTTTATATTTTTATCAGCAATTTCATCTATATATCTTGAAGTAATTGCTTGTGCAACTAAAGCATCTGTATACATTGTAACTGCTGCTCTTGCGTCATCAGTTGTTTTAATTGTAGTGGTATAAGCAGCATTTACTTTCCCTAATTCGCTTCTAACTGCATCTAATGCTTCTTTCCTTCTTGCATCAGTATTTGTTGCATCTTCAGCAACTCTAATATAAGCTAGTAATTTAATTCCACTTTCACTTGCACTTGCTCTAGCCTTATTTAAACTTTCTGCAAACTTATCTTGTGCTTCACTAGCTTCATCCGTACCATTAATAAACTTTGCTATTTTAGGACCAAATGCAACTATTAAAGATGAAACAACACCTAATGCAAGACCAATACCTGCTGGGCCCATTAAACCTTTAGCCATCTCCTTTAAAGCTGATCCTGCTGATCCACTTGTTTCTTTTAATCTTTGGAATGATTCTAATAAAGGGTTTAAGTTATTTGCAATACCAATAAAACCATATGGAGCATCTTGAGCAACTCTTGAAACATTGACCAAAGCCTGTGTAGCTTGATTACTTGCTGGAGTTACTTTTTTAAATGCAGCACCTAATTGAGTTGTAGCAGTAACAGTTTCCTGTATATTTTGAACGGCTTGTTTATTGTCAGCCGTTATCGTAATTTTTAATGTTTCTTGTGCCATTTTATTATTTTACTCCGTACAACTTTAATGTTCTTGCTAGTTGTTCTTGCGTTAGTTTTGGCTTTTCCTCTTCTACTTCATCACTAGGCAAAGGGAAAAAGGACTTTATACTTTTCGGATTTTTATCCGTTGAATTAGACCTATAAATCATATAAGCTAAAGTTCTTGTCCTTTCCCATTCCTTTATCTGCCGATTATCATAAGCCTTTTTATATAATAAAAATTCTCGCCAAGTAAGTTGCCAAAACTCATTAATTGTCAAGCCAACTTCTATCGCGAGAATAATTATTGAATCCCAGCTAAATATTCCTATTTTTTTTTTCCTTTCTCTTTTATTACTTCGGCAGTTTCTTTTGTTTCAGGAACCATTGATGTCTGCATAAATTTAATAAACTCTATTAGCTGACCATCTTTTGCAGATAACCCTCCCACTTCATCTATCCAGTCGCAAACGATTACATCGTTAAAATCAATTGGTTGATTTAGTGTTTTGCATCCACTTTCGGCAGATGCTTGGATTATATGCACTATTGTTCCTAATTCAAAAGAACCACTTGATAAAATATTGATTAAGTCTAAAAGAGATTTGTTCTCTAATTC